TATTAAATTTATTCGCGCTTTCTCCAATGGCTGTGTTAAACGTACCCGTTGTGTTGCCATTTAAAGCATCTTGTCCGATAGCTACGTTAGAATTCCCCGATGTATTTAATGTAAGCGCGTAACTACCAATCGCAATATTCTCGTAGCCAGTACTGTTTGTATATAGCGCCTCAAACCCAATTGCTGTATTTTTAAAACCAGATATATTGCTATATAACGAAGTTCTACCTATTGCTATATTTTGAGACCCTGTATTGTTTTGCCCAAGTGCTGATGAGCCGAATGCACAATTATCACTAGCACTAGTGTTTGACCCCAATGCTCCATTGCCAACAGCGGTGTTAGTGGAGCCTGTTAGGTTATTAGCAAGCGCCGAAGCACCAACAGCAACATTTGATAGACCCGTAGTAACCGCTGCAAGTGCGTTCAATCCAATGCCTAAATTAAAATTACCTGTACTATTTATTTTTAGGGCATCAACTCCCACGGCTAAATTTGCAGCTATTTGTCCGTTCCCCAAACCCACACGGATAGTATTAATCCTTGCATCCCCACCTACAACATCTAAAATATATCCAGCATCTACTATTCCACCTATTGTTAATCGCCCATTTGCAAAAAACCGTGTTGATGTTGTGCCTGCAAAAGTTAGCGGTTGACTATTTAAAGTTAATGTTCTTGCACCTGTCAAACTTCCATCTGAATTATAAATATTTGCACTTAAATATTGAGGTATGTTTAGCGTTGCCCCCACTAATGTTGCCGCTCCGCTTGTGCCTGTCGTGGTTAATGTGAGCGTGTTTTGCTTTGTAGATATTGATGTTTTAAGATTTGCAACGCTATCCAAAAACCGCTGCACTCTTGCATAAGGCAATAACATTCCGGCAGTATCACTAATATTCAATTTAAGGCTATTGGCGGCTAATCTTGTATAACCCGATAACATACTTGCCGTATCGCTTATGTTCAATTTTAATGCCGTTTGTGTGGCTCTAGTGTACGGTGCAAGCATGGCAGCCGTATCCGCAATATTCAACTTTAAATTAATCGAAGTTTTTAAGTTTGTCACGCTATCCAAGAACCTTTGAACCCTCGGAGCGGCTGCCATCATTTGAGCTGTATCACTAATATTCAATTTCAGTCCTAGATTATAATAAATCGTACTTGTATCAATGCCCGATTTTATCCAACGATAACCACTATAATAATATAAACTAGAATCCGAAACATTATAACGTAATTGCCCTACATCACGCCCACCGGAAATATTTTGCAGTTCGGCAATGGCCATGTCTTGAAACATTACTTTGCAGGTCACACCTGTAATCATTCCCGTGATTGTAGATATTTTTTCCTGAGACATTATACCAATGTTAAATTTAATTTAGCACACGCCCATTCAAAAGCGGCCAAATTTACATCTTCATTTGCGCCCCAAACTTCATAATCTTCGCCTGAGATAGTAAGGTTTCCGGCGGCTAAACTTTCATTTTCTGCACTCAAAAGTGCGTAGTAAAATGTTGCCGAGTTGCTCAAGTTGTCATTAATCGAATACAGATTAATAAAAATTGCATTAATGTTGCTGCCATTTACCCACATGGCTACCGGGTTGATTTGTTTCATATTTTTAAGTTTAATTTTTTACCATGTTGTTAATGCGGTTCTTACCCAGGTATTTGTCGCGGTGCAAACGTAGATGAATCCTGCTGTTATCCTGACTTCACCCAAAACGCCCGTAGCTGTTGCGCTTGCAGGAGCTGTGTTCAATGCTGATATTTTAAATTGGGTTGCTTCGGCCGTTCCTGTTACTTGTAGTTTATGCCCCCTGTCGGTATAACTTCCGCCGCCTTGTATTACCCAATTCCCTGTAGTAAATACCTTTGCCGATTGAGTGCCACCGTTTTGGATGTTTAATTCGCCACATCGAAATATTGATGGTAGCCATGATCCGGCACGGTTGTAACTTGTAAAGTAGGTCGTGCCTCCCTGGTTTTCCAATTCGATTCCGCTGCCTGTAGGACTTGTAATGCTTCCCGTGATTTGCATTCCTTGACTTGTTGCAATACTTCCGTATACCGAAAACATTGCATCTGATATACGTGTAACGGTTGCGCCAACAGTTACGAATGGAGTTGAATTAAATGTCATTATTCGGGTGTTTGCCGCCCCGATTAAATCCATGTAGCCGGCTGCCAAATTCCTGAATCTGAATCTTTTTCCCGTGCTTGTGTAAGTATTATTTAACTCCAATTCAATGCTTTCTTTTGCCGTTGTGGATGTTTCAAGTTTCAATGCATTCTGGAAATTTACCGCCGATTCAAAACCTCCTAAAAAACTTAATTGATACCCTGCATTTGTTAACGTTCTAGTTCCCGTTAATGTTAAGTTAGAATTGCCAATATTTGCCCCTCCTGCACTATCTTTAAAGGCAAAATTATTTGTTCCGCCCTTTACAAAAAATACCGAATCACTTGCAGTTTTCCTAAATATCGAAGTGATAAATTTATTTGTAGTATCTACTTTCCGCAAATACGGGGTTAACATACTTGCAGTATCACTAATATTCAATTTAAGCGCATTAGCGGTAAGTCTTGTATAAGGTGATAACATGCTTGCCGTGTCGCTTATGTTCAATTTTAATGCCGTTTGTGTGGCTCTTGAATACGGTGTTAACATTGCGGCCGTATCTGATATATTTAATTTTAACGCCGTGGTAGTTGTAAGCGTATAAGGTGCAAGCATTGTCGCCGTATCTGCAATATTTACCTTTAAATTTATGCGGTTACTCAATGATGCCGTATCCGTTTTATTCAATTTTAAATCAATGGAACTTTTCAAGTTTGTAACACTATCTAAAAACCGCTGAACTCTAGGCGCGGCTGCCATCATGTTTGCCGTATCACTGATATTTAATTTCAGTCCTAGATTATAATAAATCGTACTTGTATCAATGCCCGATTTTATCCAACGTGTGCCGCTATAAGTGTATAAACTTGAATCGGTTACATTATATCTCAATTGCCCTACATCACGCCCACCGCTTATATTTTGCAGTTTGGTAATGCCTAACGGAAGCGTTAAAACGCTATCGAATAACATTCGCTTTACAGGGCCATACCCTGCTTGTGGCATTGACTGATATATTTGCGCCCCGGCAAAAAATGGAAGTAAAAAAAGGAGTAAAATTAATTTTTTCATGTCGTTAATTTAATGGTGCGTCACATGCGCTAAAATCGGATTGGGTTGTTATATTTATAGTTAGCTCAACACCGGCAAGATAGTCCTCGTATTTGTCGCTAATCGCGCTGAATGTAATGTTATCATCTATAAAATAAGCATTGCTTCCAATACGCATAATATTTACAATATCCGATGCGATTTGTATTTGATCGCTAGTTACATCTGTTTCATATTCTGCTTCAAGTCCTGACTTGTCTAAAAAGAAAAATTGTACCGTGTAAACCTGTTGCGCACCTACATTAAGGCTGCCTGTGTTTATGTTGAATGTTGCTATTGGAAACACCGGCTGTGATTCCCTTTGTAGCCATTCCTTTGGGGTTGTGTGCTTTACTGTTTTGATCATTGCGTGGCTGCTCAACAGGCTTTGCAATGTTATTACTAATTGGTTGTAGGTCATGAAATAATACTTTTTCGATTAAACTTTTTTTATACATTTTCTAACGATAAGTGAAGGTAAATAGTTCGCCTGTTTGGGTTACATCGCCCACGGGCAAAGTTACAATATTCCCGTTTATTTGCAGATACATTGTGTTTGTCGTGTTGGCGTTTGTGATTCCTTTTACTTGTCCGCTACGTGTTGCAATTACCACTATTTTGTTGGCTATTTCACTAACATAAAACTGCGATAATCCTGCATCGGGTGTAACATAAACCGTTAGCGGTGTGCCACCTGCACTGTTATTTCCGTATGTGCGTGTAAAGCCGGGAACGTCACCTAAGTAAATAGGACATGTATATGCTTTTGACTCCGGGAAAATTACATCATAACCGCTTCCAGGTGAAAAATATTCTGCATAAAGCGAATAATTTTCACGTAGATAATTTATTAAACGCTGCTTATAAAATTCTGCCGTTTCTTTGTATTGGTTTGAAATTAGTTCAAGATCCGCACGGCTCGGTGTATTACTTTCCTCGGCGGTCTTTTGCAAAACTCCCTTTGAAAAAAATTGATATCCTAATGCCATCGGCAATAAAGACATCGTGTACCATATACAGCAATCAGTCACATAATTGTTTAATAAAGTGATTTCATTTGCGCCCAAATTATCCGCTTCAATTCCACTTTGCAAACGCAAATATAATGTACTGCCCAAGGCCGATTGAACGTACATATCTTGCGCTAATTTAATCTGCGGCTTCAATTGTTTGCCATCTATATTATCCGACATGCCGGTGCGACTTTTCAAAAGTGCCTCCCCAATAAATAAAATATTTGCGCTCATACTAATTTTTTTTAATGACTGTTAATGACTGCCAAGAATGACGGCAATATGGTCGGTGTTCGCCCGTTGGTAACGTAAACCATCCGCCGCGCCTATCCCAAACCGAATACCCTAGTCTTTCGCTTATCTGCTCAATGTTTGCACGGCTCCACACCTTTGTTTTCGCTAGTTCCAACATGCGTGCGCAAAATGGTCTGTTGCGGTCATCTTCTGGGCCTGAATATGTATAACGCAAAAGTATTGTTTTGCTTCCCGGCTTCGGTGCGTCTATCTTTTTGCTTGTGCGCTCACGTTCGATTATTTCATCTTGCCCGATTTTCTTTGTAGAAACTTTTATGACTTCTTTTTGAAACAAAGATTTGAACGCTGCATCTGCCTCATCAATTGTAATATTCAAAGCCTTCGCCGCAACTTCGGGAGTAATGCGTTTATCCTTATTTATTAAGTCTAAAACGTTGCTTTCGATTTGCGTTAATTCAGGAACGTCTGCAAAATATTCCGCTTCGCTAAAAGGCTTTTTTTTTACAATTTCAAAATCGCTTAAATTCTCATAAATGT